CTTTATATAAATCTATCATAACACGTTGATATTCCAAGAAATACACGCCTCAATAACATCTGCTACTGAATGAACCACGGCTACTTCTGCTCCTGCTGCTTCTAAGCGTTCAATCATAGCTTTCTGAGTTGTTGATAATCTGCCTTTAGCACCTAAATCACTCTTAGGTCGCTTAACCTCTAAAAAATAAGCCAAACCGCCTTCCGCTATAACACATATATCTGGGACACCTGGCTGTACGCCTTCTGCCTTTAGTTTCTTTGCAGTGATTAAGTTACGCTTGCCACCGTTTGGAATAGCAAAATAAGTAGCACCACGCATATCTAAATACTGACATATTGCTTTCTGAACTTGATGCTCTAGGTCAATCATTTCATTCCTTTAAAAATATGTTTAATTACATCTACTGTCCAACCATTGCCAAGCATCTTGTAACGCTGAGTGTTAGATACTCCCTCTGTGTAATCATCAGGCACAGTCTGTAAACGCTCACATTCTAATGGTGTTAGTTTTCTATACGTTGGTGGAATAACAACAACATTATCTTTTTGCACAGTAGTTAAAGTTCCACTCTTCTCATCTAACCTTGGCTCTAATCTCTGAACAGCTTTAATATCAGGGTTGTAATCATCTCTCCTGCCTGTTTCAGGGTTAATCTTTCTGCCTACGATACGACCACAGAGGACTTTTGGCTCTCTATGACCACCACCCATTGTTGTTACCGTTGGTGATTTGCCACTATCAGCATAGACACGCTTAATAGATTCATTGCCTTTAATGTCTGTTGCTGTGGCAGCGTGATGACACGTTGAGTCTTTGTTAAACTCTTTTAATTCGCACGGTCTGTCACCAACGCCATCTTCAAGAATATCTTTAAGAACTATGCCTTTATCTTCTGGTTGTTCAATATTAGGAATATTAGTCCAATACAGTCGCACTCTATTTTGAGCAGACATTAACGCTGAATTAATCATTATCGGTTTAACACCTAAATGCTCAGATATAACGTCTTGATACTCTTGTTTCATTCTCACATTCTCAAGCAAGAAGTATTTTGGATTAGTTTCTTTTAGCAAACGAACAAATTCAAAGAACAATGCCGAACGTGGGTCATCGAAGTTTAACTGCTTACCCGCAAAGCTAAAACCTTGACAAGGTGAACCGCCTATCAATAAATCAATCTTAGGTAAGTCATCACCTTTCAACTCAGTTACATCTCCAAGGTGCTTAGTGTTTGGGTAATTCTTTTTAGCTACTTGAATCGCCCACTTATCAATTTCAGCAGCATAGTAGTTATCAACATTAAAATCTAATTGGTCTAAGGCAATTTGCCCACACGAAATTCCGTCAAACAAACTTAATACATTCATTTCATTCCTTTAAAAATATGTTTAATTACATCTACTGTCCAACCATTGCCAAGCATCTTGTATCTTTGTCCACTTGCCACAAAATTAGTATAGTCTTTTGGCACTCCTTGCATTGCTTCACATTCGTTCTCTGTTAGTTTTCTAAGCCTACCATTTACTTTCACTATGTTTGTAGCACTTCTGTCACATCTAAAAGCGTGAGGGGTTATACAGTTAGCTTTGTTGTACTTTATACTTTTGTTGTAGAAATCTATAACTTCAATACTGTCTCCTTGTGCTACGTATTTACAATGTTCGTAGTGTTTTATTTGGTGTTCCTTACAATAGTATTTTTCATCAACTTCTTTTTTAAGTACATCATCAATTAGCAAGTTTTTATTATCTACTTTATCAATAGGTATATTTGTCCAATAGTACCGTTTTCTATTTTGAGCAGTAAATACATTACTATCAATCAATACACCAACTACACCTAAATACTCATCTAGTTGTGATTTACTTTCTTTCTTCATTTGTACATTTTCAAGTAGCCAATATTTAGGGTTTGTTTCTTTCAATAATCTTAAAAACTCATAAAACAACTTGCTATTGCTTCCTCTTAATTCTTCCCTTTCAAATTTTAAAGTGCTAAAATCCTGACAAGGTGACCCACCAATCAACAAGTCAATCTTTGGTAAATCTTCTCCTTTTACTTCTGTAACACTCCCTATATGCTTAGTATTTGGGTAGTTCTTTTGAGTTACTTGTATAGCATACTTATCTATCTCACTTGCATAATAGTTATCCACATTAAAATCTAATTGGTCTAAGGCAATCTGCCCACAAGACATACCATCAAACAAACTTAATACATTCATTTCTTAGGCTCTCTTAATAGTTTGTTGCATATATCAATTGCTGATGCGCACACATGATTCTTAATCTCAAAGTCTTCGATTCTAGCTATTTGCTCAATTAGTTCTTTAATACCACTGACTGCTTGTTGACATTCTTCGTGTGAATGCTTAACAGGTATGCAACAATTCATAAATCACGTTCTCCAAGATTATCCTCTTCGCTAAAGTACGCTGAAAGACCATATACAGACCAATGTAGTGACGGTGAATCTGCTTTCAGTCGATGACTTAATCCACTAAGTGATATTCCTAATAGTTCTGCAGTCTTTGCTTGAGTAAGTCCAAGTCTCTTTAGTTCAGCAGGTATTGAATTGAAGTACACAGTTCTACTCACTTCTCGAAATACTGATTGTTTTGGCATGTCTATATATATTATTGAATAAGATAATATTATATCATCATAGACACATTAGAACAGTTAAATTAATACTATTGTTACTCTAACCTAACAGCGCTATCGCTTGTTGAGCATCTACGTTTGCTACGCAAGCCTCGATACTGACCCTGTGTTTAGCCTTAAGGCTCTCACGCCTTCACTTCGTTCAGTTGCAGAATCAAGATTCTTTTTTAAGAGCAAGAGCAAGAGCAAGAGCAGTTAGTCACCTTCGGTTAAGTTATCCTAGTTGGAGGAAGTTGGAGACAAAGAAATCCCTAGACTCAATTAAGAGCCTAGAGAGATTCACATTCGTATAAAGCACCTAAGCCGTATCATCGTATGGTCACACTATTACGTTAGTGACTCAGAGTTCATCGCTACCTTGTACAGGCACTCACCCACTATAACTCTGCGCTAGGCTTAATATAAACACTCCAAGGGTTTCCCACAATATAGAGTTCGTAAGGTTATCGTATATAGAGGCGTTTTCCTACCCATGACAATAACCACAGCCTAACATCAATCAACAGCATACACGTTTGGTGAATCTCTTTTTTTTATTCAGGTGTGAGTGAAACCGTTAGGTCAGACATATCACCTGTCGTGTCGGTGAATGCCCATATAGACCCATAAGAACCCGATAAGGGTATAATAAGTATCTAAGGTGGTCGCTTCACCTAATTTTAACCCTCGATTGATTCTAGTCTTTCGGGGGTTTTTTCGTTCTGAAGCAAATTATAAACTAACTAAATTTGTAAATGGATAATCTTTGTGAATATTTATTTGTTAAAAAGACTTGACTCTTGTATCAATGATGATATAATTACCCCATCAACGAAACATTTCGCTGATACTTTAAACAAAACGGAGATACAAAATGACAAAAAATAACTTTGAACAAAAATTGTTTGAATTAAACAATAAAGAACTTTTACAACATGATAAGAGAGTTTCTGTTGATTATGAAACACAAAAAGTCACACACCTACACCTTTACTATAATGACAATGGACACATTGGAACGTGGCAGAAAGGCAGTCATTTTATTTTTGATGAAAGACTACCTTCGCAATTACCCAATGTAACAGAATATCGTGGTGAAGATTACGGAGAAGCATAATGGATACTATGACTACTACCGATTACCAAATCGAAGAGGATTACCAAACGAACTACGAAGCAAACAAGATGCAAGCAAAGATAGAGTTCTATATAGCAATCGAACCTATCAAGCAGAAGTTTGAACACTTATTAAATGACGATGCTCTTGTTGATACACCTTACTCAACCTACGCTTTGTTTGTTAAGTCTGTTGAGAAGATGAAGGAGATGGCATTGTTCGACTTTATTGACGCAGACGACAACATCATCGAGTACAACCTTACTAATGATTTAAGAATAATTCTTCTTGATGAATACGGATGGGAGTTATAACATGGGATATTTTAGCAACTTAGATATTGATGAGCAAGAACATAACGCTCACGTACAAGACCAAGAACCAGACATGAAGGCGTATATGGAGAGTGAGGAATTTTCTAAGGAATTTGACGAAGCTTTCGGAAATCCTATGCAACAAATTGACGATATTATTGCAAGTTTAGGAGTACGTCATGCGACAGAATTGTAGACACTGTATATACGCTTATTATGAAGGGTTTAGTTGGGATTCTAATCTTCTATATGTTGAATGTAGAAGATACCCCGAACCCCTAGACAAAGATGCAGGCTATCTTTGTGGAGAACATAAACCCAGTGAATATGCGTTTGACTTTAAACAAGAGATGCAAAAAGATTTTGAATGGAATATGAGACCGCCTCTAGAGGATAAAGTAGAGGTACAAAGACTCAAGAAATTACTTAACAAAAGAAACAAACAAATAAAGGAGTTAAAGAAGTGAACATAACAGATAACTTTATAGTCATGTTCGCCATGGCTTGCGTAACGGTAGCATTGATTTTACGCACATCAAGTGGCTTCTTTGATGCTGATGTTGGAGAGGTGTTAATAGGACTTATGATTATCGCACAAGCATGGGTACTATATATAATTTTAGGAGATGACGATGAGTAACGTATTTAAAGAATTAAGTAAAGTAAACGTAAACGAACATACAGAAACTAAAGGCAAGTTCACATACCTGTCATGGGCATGGTCTTGGTCTCAATTAAAGAAGAAGTTTCCCGAAGCTACATACACTGTATATGAAAACAAAGATGATTTACTTTATCACACTGATGGCAAGACTTGTTGGGTTAAAACAGGTGTAACTATCGAAGGAATGGAACACATCGAGTATTTGCCTGTGTTGGACTTTAGTAATAAATCTGTGCCATTAGACAAGATAACGTCAATGAACGCTAATACAGCTATTCAGCGCTCTCTAACTAAGGCAATCGCTAGACACGGACTTGGACTTTACATCTACGCAGGTGAGGACCTACCCGACATTCCTGTTTGGGAGAATGATGCTGACAAGGATGAGTATGTTAAGCAGATTAGCGAATCGTTTGGCGAGTCTAACTATCACGAAGCTAAAAAGTTATATCGAGAATGTACTGAGCGCCAACGAGCAGAGATTTGGAAGTCACTTGATAGCCAATGTAAAGTCTTTGTCAAAGAAGCATTGTCGGTCAAAGAAGACTAGGTTATAATCAATAGACCGAAGGGTGATGCCTCTATTGTCGGTGTGGGGTTTAGATGTTCTCTCCTCAAGAGTTATCTCCCATCCTCACGGTGCATTGCACCACGTTAAAGAGAAATAATCCGATTTACAGCCGTAAGCTGTCTTTAAATTAAAAAACGGAGTATCCAAAATGAAACAACAATTATTTGAAAAACGTCTAGCATTAAAGCGAGCAGAAGAAGCTCTTGGATTAGGTGGACTATCATCCACTGAACGAGAAATTTATAGCTTCATCGAGTATAGCCCCACCTATCGAGACCAAATAATACGCCACGGATACTTTGAAGGCATAAGCCTATCGACCATGAAACGTGCAGTTTCACAACTGCTTGAATTAGAGCTTATTACGGCAGAACTCGACCCGAACGATAAGCGTAGAAGAGTCCTAACAGTAACCACTTAATAATAAAAAAAGGAGATATACCATGTTGAATAGAGCCACCTTAATCGGTAATTTAGGTCGTGAGCCAGAAGTGAAATACGCGTCAAACGGAAACGCTATCGCTAATCTAGCAGTAGCAACATCTGAGTCTTGGAAAGACAAGCAGACAGGTGAGAAGAAAGAACAAACAGAGTGGCATAGAGTGTCCGTATTTGGAAAATTAGCAGAGATTGCAGGGCAATACCTACACAAGGGTTCTAAAGTGTATATCGAGGGTCAAATCAAAACCTCGAAGTACCAAGACAAAGACGGCAAAGATGTTTACTCAACGTCTATCAATGTAACAGGCTTCGGTGGCGTTCTGAAGATGCTAGACTCTAAAGGCGAAGGACAACCTAAGCAAGAGTTTGTGCCTACCACGCATGACCCAATTACACCTGTTGCTACAAGTGACGATGTGTTTGGTGATGAAATTCCGTTTTAATAGACTAGGGGGGAGAATATGAAAGAATTTACATTAGACGATGGAAGTGTGTGGACTTCTCATACATTAGCCGAGAAGCTAGGTTGTAGTGTTAGTTGTGCAGGTCAAAGACTGCGTACTCACACCAAATCTGTATTAGTTTTTAGAGAGGTGGGGTCACGCCCACCAGGAAAAGAATATAAAAAGAGAGA